GCTTGCAAATATTCTTCTACTTTTTTCCTATCGTTGGGGTTTGAAATTTTTATAAGCATTTATTCAATGAAAATTTTTTTATTTTTTTATTGAATTTTTTTTTCTACTAAATAGATGAACCGCCCACTCGAAGAACTGTCAAGAGATGTGCTTAGATCTAAGGTTCAACAATTAAAAGTACTGAAATATGCTGAAATGAAAAAATTAAATAAACGAGAATTAATAAATTGTTTGAGAGAAAATGAAAATAATCTAGGGAGGGTTGATCAACCCCACCTAAGTATAGTTGAAAAGGTTTCGGATGAAGTCTCAAATGTTCAAGAAAATCTTGCAAACAGTCAACCATTTAGAAACATTGTGATAGACAATATTTATGAAAACAAAAATAATTCAATAAATCTTGATGAGTACTTAGATAAAATTAATCGGCGAAACTTTGATTATTTCATAAAAATCGTGGATAAACAACTTTTCAAATTTTTGGAAGAGAAGGAGACAAACGTAATCAATGACATAATGAATGAGAACGTAAAAATTATGTTTACCATAGAAATAGAAATGTCAAGATTAGGCGATAATAATGATAAATTTTATGTATCAACAAAAATTGCTGAGTTAAAAATAGGCGATGATAGAGTTGCATTTTATAGAAATGCATGCAGAGAAATGTTAAATAATATGGAAGCTTTAGAATTAAGAGGATCTGGCTGGCATTTTCAAAAAATAAATTCACTATTAATGAAACAGAGTAGATATCAACAATTTAGAGGCGCTTCTTATATGGCATTGCCCGAATGGATACGTAGAAAAGAAGCTATAATTAACATCAAAAACGACGACAATAAGTGTTTTATGTGGTGTATTTTAGCAGCTTTACATCCAGTTACAAAAAATTCTGAAAGAGTGTCCAAATATAAGAAATATGAAAATGAGCTGAAATTTGATGGAATTACATTCCCCATTAAAAAGTCAGATATTCCTAAAATAGAGAAAATGAATAATTTGGGAGTAAATGTCTTTGCTAATGAAGGCAACGAAATTTATACATTGATAGCCACTAAAATGAAAGAAATTCCTCAAGAAAGAATAATAAATTTATTCTATATAAAAGGTGATGAAGATCAGTCGCATTATTGTTTGGTTAAAAATTTGAGTCGTTTATTAAGTAGGGCAATTAGTGATCATAAATCCAAAACGCATATTTGTCCTCGTTGTCATATATATTTTAGTGTCCAACATAAATTAGACCAACATATAGAGGAGTGTGGCAAACACAATCCAGTTGTGTTCAATAAACCAAAAATTGATTATAACGAGTTCATAAACATCAAACATGGACAAAAAATTCCATATGTAATATATGCGGATTTTGAATCAATTATTGAGAAATACACAACTGCGAGTGATAATCCAAATAAATCATGGACTGAAAAACAAGGCAAACATATTGCAGCATCTTTTTGTGCAATTGTCGTTAATTCCAAAAGAATATTAATTGATATAAAAGTATATAGAGGACTAGATGCGGCTAAAAAATTTAATGAATATATAATTGGAAAATGTGATAAACTTATAAATACTGGAGATAAAAATATGGAAATATTAGCAAGAGATGATAAGCGGATGAAAGAATTTAATGCCAGTACATTTTGTCCTCAATGTGGTAAAGAATACTCAATTACTAATCGCAAAGTAAGAGATCATGATCATTGGACTGGAGAATATCGTGGTCCTCTCTGTAATATGTGTAATTTAACTAATAAGAAAAATAGATTTATACCGGTATTTTTTCATAATTCAAAAGGGTATGATTCGCATTTAATTTTGGGTGCTATCAGTCCAGATACCATTAAATATTCGGATATAAAAGTCATACCAAGTAATTCTGAAAAATATATCAGTTTCAGTTATGTCAAAAAGAGAAACGAACAATCGAAATTAACTTATGAAATCAGATTTTTGGATAGCTTTTCATTTATGAATTCGTCTCTAGATACTTTATCTAAAAACCTTACTGATGATCAATGTTTTATAACGAAGGAATATTATGATAAAATTGGATCGCATTTATTCAAAATTATGAGAAAGAAGGGTATCTATCCATATGAATATATGGATTCAATTGAAAAATATGGCGAGACAGAACTACCTCATATCGAAATGTTTAAAGACAAATTGAATGGAAAAGATTGTAAAGAGGAAGATTATGAATATGCCAAAGCAGTTTTCGTTAAAACAGGCTGTAAGAATTTAGGAGATTATACTGAAAAATATATGATAAATGATGTTTTATTACTAGCAGATGTATTCGAAACTTTTAGAGAAACTTGTCTAAAAGAATATACTTTAGATCCTTGTTGGTATTATACTTCTCCAGGATTAGCTTGGGATGCAATGTTGAAAATTACTGGAATTAGACTACAAACAATAAAAGATTATGATATGTACTTATTTATCGAAAAAGGAATTCGAGGCGGAATGGTTAATGCAGTAAAAAGATATTCTAAAGCAAATAATAAATACATGGAAAAATATGATCCAAATTTGTCAAGTAATTATTTATTATATCTAGACGCAAATAATTTATATGGTTGGGCAATGTGTCAAAAATTGCCTTATGATGAGTTGAAATTTGAAATGAATCAACAAGACTTGAAACAATATAAAAAAGAATTAGCTGATCTTATCAAAAAATATAATGAAATGATTAATCTGGGCTGTAGAAAATTGTCTTCTGGTCTCTTTAGTTCGTATTTGGAACTAGAAAAAGAATTATTTATGTATCTGCATAAAAGCGATTGTATGCTAGAAGAAGACAGCAATGATAATATTAGACTCATAGAAAACTATAAAACTAATGAATATCAAGATTTTGGTTATAACGAATTAAAAAATTATATTGAAACTCTTAATAGAATTGGAAAAGGATGTATTTTTGAAGTCGACTTAGATTATCCGAAAGAATTACATAATGAACATAATGATTTTCCATTATGCCCACAAAATACAAAAGTCAATAAGCAGAAATTTTCCAAACTAATGAACACACTTTATGATAAAGAAAAATATGTAATTCACTATAGAAATCTACTTCAGGTGTTAGAGCATGGATTAAAATTAAAGAAAATTCATCGAATTCTCACTTTTAAAGAGAGTAATTGGATGGAAAAATATATCAATCTAAATACAAAATTGAGAAAAGAAGCTAAAAATGACTTTGAAAAGGATTTCTTCAAATTAATGAATTGTTCAGTTTTTGGAAAATCGATGGAAAATATTCGAAATAGAGTAGATATTCGTCTGGTAACTGATAAGAAAAAAGCTTTGAGATTAATAAAACAACCTAACTTTAAAGATAGAGCATTAATAAATGACGACTTATTAAGCATAGAAATGGTTAAGACAAAATTAGAATTCAATAAGCCAATTTATGTTGGATTTAGCATACTAGATTTAAGCAAATATTTGATGTATGAATTTAACTATGATGTAATGAAGAAAAAATATGAAAAGAAAATTAGACTTATTTATCAAGACACAGACAGTCTGATTTATGAAATAATAACTGATGATATTTATGAAGATTTAAATGATTTAAAAGAACACTTCGACTTTAGTGATTATCCAAAAAATCATCCATTATATTGTGAAAAAAATAAGAAAGTAGTTGGAAAGTTCAAGGATGAATTAAATGGAAATATAATGATTGAATGTGTAGCTTTAAAACCTAAACAGTATGCTTACAAAACTGAAAATGTTGGTGAGACTAAAATATGCAAGGGCATTAAAAAGAACGTTATAAAGACCTTAAAAGTTGATGAATATAAAGATTGTTTGTTCGATAATACAGTGGTAAGAAAAGAGCAATATTTGATTCAGGCAAAAAAGCACCAAATCTATACGGTAAAACAAAATAAAGTAGCTTTGAATGCAGAGGATAAAGACGAATTTAAACGATATATTTGTGATAATAAAATTGATACTTTAGCATATGGACATTATCAAATAGACTCATAAAAGACTTAAAATAACATCTTTATAATCATATGTCTCCAATAATTTCAGCACAACTAGACAATAATATCCACAATGATGAGTATTGAATTCTTGAATTTGGAAGGTGGATAGGTCTATTTCCGAGTTTAAATACATACATAATTCTATTGGTGGATCTAATCCAAATGAGTCAAAATAATAGCATTGATTTTCATTTTTATGATAGCAAGTCCAATGAGTTCCACAACCATTTATTGAGTCTAAATTTATGATACCACATTCAATATTTTTTATTTTTTTCGGTAAAGTATCTCTCATAAATAC